CGGTAGGTGTTAGCTGCAACCTTTTGAACAGTTGCGGCATTGTAGGTCTGGTCAATCTTGAAGGTGACGGCTGTTCCTGCTGTTCCTGCACCAGCCCAGTCGGTCACGCCTGTTCCTGCGGCGATGGTTACAGTTCCGCCAGCGTTACGCCAGATCGTCAGGGTGTCCCAAGTCGTTAGAACATCGGGGACTGTAATCGTCACAGCCGAAGTTCCGTTGACGAAGATTGTTCCGTTGTCGAGTGCGGAAGTCGCAGTCATTGAGGTTGTGGTTGTAGTTCCGCCGAAGGCAACCTGTGAGCCTGCGATTGAGGTCACCGATGCAGGGTAAACCTGCTGCCATACTGATCCGTCATAGACAGTTATGGTGTTTGAGTCAGTCTGGTATGTGACCATTCCTTCGCCGATGACGGAAGTGCCAAGGGCCGAGCCTCTAGCGGCAGTTCCAGAAAAGACCATGACTGCTTGGTCTTGTAGGTAATCCTGAACATTCGCAGCGGTTAGAACCTCACCTGCGGTAAATACTTTACGGCCTAAACCTGCCATGTTTCTCCTATTAGAAGGCTAATGCGTTGCCTGCGTCTAGCTTACCAAACTGAGCGTCATCCAAGACCAAGAGGGCAAAGTCAAGTGTCGAGAAGCCTAGAGACATGATGTGGTTGTCTAGGTCAATCGAGTTGTCTATGCGGATAATTTCAGCGTATTTAGAGATAGCCGGGGCAATGCCGTTAGGGGTGAATTTGATTTCTACAACATCGCCGATTTCAAGTCCGAGCAGGTCGGTTTGCTCCTGATCAGTCAGCTCATCAAGCAATACCTCAACCGACTCAAAGCGGTATTCGGGCTGTGAGTATTTGTTTGCGTAGAACTCGGCTAGCTCATCAACATCGCCGTTAGCGTTGATTAGAAGCCCGGTTCGGGTTAGGTTGAAGATTCCGTAAGTGTCTATTGACTCAAGGTCTAGGGTTGTGACCTCATAAGAACTTATCTCCGAGCTGACAACAATCTCGTTTGCTAGGAGTTCTGATCCGTATTGCACCTTGAGCGATTGATACTTGATACCACTGCCGTCATCGGCAAGGGTCACGCCCTGAGAAGTCGGAGCGGCGATGCGGTCTCGGAAGATTACATTTCCTGACTTACCGATAAAGAATGCACCCGGTTCGCTTCGCTCGACTAAACGCAAGTAGGTAAGGGCATTTGTGTTGTCAGCGATTGTGTCTGCACCGAGTGTCATTAGCCCTGTGTCAACATCTCGAAGAGTTGAGGGCCAGTTGATTTCAGGCAGGTCAAGGATTGCGTTTATTCTTTCCCCTGACTTCTGGACTGAGTTTGTTCTTGTGGCGATTGTTTGCGTGGCGAATGAAGATGTTGCATCCGAGCAAGCTGCCGAAGCGGTTGAGTCTCCGTTTGGCTGATAGGTCAGATTCCAGTCATCGACCAATCCGGCGAACTGAACAATGCCACCTGACGAGATTCTGACCTGACGCTTCGGGACTATCTGTCCTGCGTATGGGGACAGTGCATATTCAGGGTCAAAGGTGCGGTCATTGTTATTGAAAACTATGTTTGCTAACCCTGAATCGAACTGGTCGAGCTGGCGGTTCTTGCCACGCTGGATCGCTACCGACTGAACAAGGTTTGTAACATCGAAGAATAGAACACCTGCCAAAAGGTATTCGGTGTTGTTCAGCTTACCTTTTATTGGATCGTCAAGAATAAAGTAAGGGCCAAGACCTGACGAGAGAATGTCAAATCCAAGCTCTACCTTCTGGACTGGCTGGCTCAATTTGTCGGACTCACTAGAACTTGACCACCAGCGGAAACATACTTAGTAATGGTGTTACCCAAAGTCTTACCCACCATTGCCAAAGACTGCGTTGAGTCGGTCTTGACATTTATGTTGATGATTGTGCCGACTGCGTTTGCGCCCTGAGTTCTCAGAAGCTCTGCCTGACTGCGGAACAGGTTGCGTGTTTCTAACGCTCCCATTGCAGCAGCGGTCTCGCCTCGGATTGCAGACTCGTTAGCGAACTGAGTTGCCGCTTCGATTCTTGAAGTCAGGTAAGCAAGAACTTTGTCAACATCTGAGAATGCGTCAATCAAGATTCCTGTTGCATCGTTGATTAGTTCGGCGGCAGCCGTAGCTCCGGCAGGGATGTCAACGAAAGGTCTTGGAGTTGTCGTGGTCGAACCGCCGCCTCCGCCTCCGCCGCCGCCACCACCAGTGGCAGGTGTAGGGGCTACTGGCTTAGGAATGTTTATCGGAGGCAGAGCAACACTAGGTGCGCCCTGAATGCCCTTGAGCAAGTTATTGAACCTGTTTAGCTCACCTGCCGATTCTCTAATCTCGCCCTTGATGCGGTCAAGGTTCATGTTGTTGAAGCGGTTTAGCTCTCCGACTGTAGTGCGGATTGCAAGTTCGGTGCGAGCAAGCTCAGCTCTAACAGCAGCCACGCCGTTGATTGCTAGGTCTCGGTTTGCGGCGGTAGAGCTTTCTAGTGCGTATTCATACTGACCGAGCAGTCTTCTAAGGCTCTCGACCTGAACTGCGTTCTGAGCCTGTGCTTTGGTCATACCTTCGGTGTTGACTCTTGATCCGTAAACCTGCTGTGAGTAGTCAGCCAAACTTGAGGTCAGCAGAACTGCGCCTGTGACCATAGCTGCGAATGGCAAAAGTCTTAGGGCTGCGCTAAAGGCTGTTGTCGTTGCGGTTGTGGTTACGACCTGCTTCTGTAGCAACACCATCGCTGCCTGAAACAGTCCGGTTGCAATTGTGACGGCCTTGTAGGTTACGACTAGGGCAGCGATTACTGATGTGAATAGGACAATCGCATCTTTGTTCTGCACCACCCAACCGATGAAGTCAATGAGAGCTTTGATGCTGTCGATGATTGCGATGGTCAAATCTCTTAGGGTCTGTGTTCCCTCTGGTGAGGCGAGCCAGCGAGTGAAGTCTTGGATTGCAGGTAAGACTTCGGTGCGGAAGATGTCTGCGATTTCAGCAGCAGCAGGAGCGAGAGCCTTTTCTAGCTCTGGCGTGATTTTGATTAGTTCGTTTGAGAACTCTTGGAAGACAGGCAGAAGGGCAGCACCGACAGCCTCAGAGATGTTGTCAAAGGCCAGCTTCATCTTGTCTGATGCTTTAGCTGTTGCAGCAGCAGTTCCACCGACCTGAGTTTCGATAGCAGAGAGAATCATGTTCTGAGCTTCAAGAACTTGTCCCGACTCGACCATGACCTTTATCTTGTTTCTTTCCTCCTGCGTGAAAGTCACGCCCGACCTAGTTAGGGCTGTGAGGCCTTTGATGGGGTCTTGCAGGGCTTTTCCGAGCTGAGTTGCGTTAGTCTCTGCCGAGCCAAATCCAGCGGCTGCTAGGTCAATTGCAGCCATCGTTGCCCGGTCAAACGCTCCGCCTGTTTCGTCTGCGCTTTGAGCTAGGTTCTTGAAGGTTAGGAGTTTCGCCTGCGCTTGCTTGATGACCTCAGCGTCAACAGCTAGGGATAGTTCGTTAGCCTCGGCAAACTCGATGATTCTCTGAGTGACCGCAGATGTTTGCGATCCAAACAGGTTCATCGACTTGGCAACCTGCTCAAGTCGATTGTTAGCCTGTGCAACATTCTCAGCAGCAGCGATTGAGTCCGAGCCGAACTTGATTATTGCTGTGGCAGCAGCAGCGGTAGCAGCGGCAACGGCAGCGAATGCAACACCAACGCCCTTGCCGAAAGATTGAAACTCATTGAGGGCAGACTTGACACCCTTGTCATCCCAGACAGATTTGAGGACTACATTTACTGCCATTTAGCTAAACTTCCTATTCGCAATCCGATAGTAATTTTGAATGATGCTGTCAATTCTTTTCTCAAAGTCAGGCAAGTCTTTCTCAACAGCAGGCCAAGCAATACGGGATGCGCCTCTCTTGATAATTCCCGATGCACCATTCAATTTGGCAATGAAGGCTCTTCCTGCTTCGGCCGGAGTTCTGCGAGCATAGGAAACCAAATCACCTGACGCTGTGCGCCTGACAACTGGAGTAAGGCCGCTGTTCCTTTTACCCTTACCAACACTTCTGCCGGACCTTCCAGCCATGTCCATAATGTTGACGGCAGCGGAGTTCAGGCGAACGCTGACTAGCGTGGTGTTTAGGCTCTTGCCACCTGCTTGAGTTCTAAAGCGAACAGTTGTTGAGTCGGGAGCTTTTGCTCCGTTGTTCCATGAGGTTGCCCCATAGTGGTCAATCATTCCGCTCAGCGGTTGGACATTGCGGATTGCACTCTTAATTGGCTTTTCTGCCTCTCGACCAACCACCTTGATTTCTCGGACAAATTGAGTCCGTAGCCCCGGCTCAATCTCACGCAGGTTCTTTTGAAGGGTGCGGATGTCCTTGACCGAGTAACTAGGCTTTTGTGTGCCAAGTATGGGGATTTGAAACTCTAAGCGCATTGGACCACCTTTAGCCTCAATTCTACCCTGTTACCAAACTGTTATCTTTTGACCCTGCCTAAATCCTTGACTATCCCCTAACCTTGACCTAGCTCAAAGAAAGGAAAGAAATGAGCATTGTTTACAGATACAAAGACACATGGGCAATCAGACTTCCATTTGGGAAGGGATTGTTTTTTCAGTATGACGGACTTGACTCTTACGGAAGTTTGAGGTCTTGGGATTGGACCAAGTATGACTTCCTAGATGTCGCAGGGTTTGAGTTTAGCCAGTATTACTTTGGTGATGACATAGAGTTTTATAGGGGGAGCAAGTGGGCCAAGTAAAGGAATATCTAACCGAAAACATTGAGTCAGTCCTTGCTCGTAATGTGATTCAGATGTATGGCGATCGGATCAACATTGACTTTGAGATTATGGAAACAATGACTCATCTGCTGTCTGGAGACAATCAGGCACTACATGACAAAGAGCATGAGTATTTCACCACCCTAAACATTGACACAGCAGATTTTCTAACTGACTGGCTTCATGCGATGACTGCTGCGATTGCAGTCTTTACGGGTGAGGCAACGACAGAAGATGGTTTAGTTGGCAATAGTTTTGATTGGATGGCCTATCACTTCAACAACAGTCCTCGCCGAACTGTCAGAGCTATGCAGGACATGGGCTTGAACGATAGAGCGGTGCAAGGCATTATCTATCTACTGACTGGCAGATTACTAGAAGCTAATGAGGCTTTGAACATTGTTAGGTTTGAATACCTGAAGAACGCCAATCACCCGACTGTTATGTCTAGGGTTGTCTCCTAGCCAAAAGCAAAGCCCCTCCCGGTTGGGAGGGGTTTCGCTATTTCTTGCTAAGTTCTTGCGCTCTCCAGATCAGGAAGCGGCCCATTGTCCAAAGCATTCTCTCGTCAAGTTTTAGTAACTCAAGCGGGCTGATTTTGAACTCATAGGCAATGTTTACTAAATACCAATGAGCCGAGCTATCGCCAAGCCCTTCTATGCTTTTGGGTCAACTGCTCCGATTGAAGCAACTGTTTCAACCCAAGCGTCAAAGCCTAAAGTTGTTTGCTTCTCTCTGGTTAGAGCTGACCAAGCGAGCCAGAGCAGGTGGGTAACCTTACCTTCCTGCCCTAGCTTCGCAATGCTGATGTTCTGCTCGGATTCAAACTTAACCATGTCAGCCATGATTATCTTGACATCCTTTTTGGTCTCGTCATTGAACTCGACCTGTAGCTGCATCCTCATCTTGGTCTCCTTTCTTATTTAGTTATCTAGGCTGATGTTCCTCTAGTGACTGCACCAGTGATGGTCCAAGTCAGGTTCTGAACTGCTAGGTCTCCAACAGCACCCGAAACAGGAGCAACATTGTCAACTAGGACAGTGAACTCATACTTTGGTGCATTAGTTCCCGCTGGAGTTCCAGCAGGGAAGACAGCTACTGTTGCAATGGTGTTGAACAGGTTGTAAAGAACGCTGTCCAAAGCCGTTGAAGCGTAGTCGTTGTGCATTGACAGGGTTACTGAGCCAGACTTGAG